ATCGTCACGTTTTCAAGAGAGCACAGCGCCGCCTCGTTCCACTTGATCGGAACGCTTGCGCCGGACTGTCCTTCTGCGCTCGTGCCCATGACGATGCTCACGATGTCGAAACGATCATCAACGCCCGGGCAAGAGGAAATTGCAGAAGCAAGAACTCTCCCAATGTTTACGCTTTCACCGATTTCGAGCGAATTGATGTAAGTCACGATGCGCTCTTGCAACTCATTGGCAACGCTCGACAGATAGTTTGCTGCCGGATTGATTGTCAGAGTCACATAGATCGGTACAATGATCGGTCGGCTGAACAGGATGTTGTGTGGAAAGCCGTATTTGTCAACATACGTCGTCGAGACAGATCCGAATGTGCCTGTTCCTTCGCACTTCTTAATGAAGATCGTTTCACCGATCTCATCAACCTGACCACCTTCGACGATCATGGCAATCGTATGAGCCGGAATGCCTTCTGACGTTGGTGTGTCATTGTCGTTTTTGATGCCGGAGACTCTTGAGACACCATCAACATTAAGAAGAGCTGCAATAATGCCTTCCCACAGCGAAACGCTTGCGATTGCTGTGCTTTCTGACTGGCGAGTTCTTAGTTGGGCATCCGTTTCAACAGCACGGCCAACAGTAGCGGCCGCAGGGTTTGTAACGCTTTGCCATCCTTGCGTTGGCGTTCCGATTCGAGTAATCGTGTTCGGCGATGCTTCAATAGCACCGACTTCTGCTGCGGTAGCGGTTACTGTAATTTCGCCACTAGTCGGGATAACGACTTGATCAGGCAGTTGCCAACGGTTCTCAAAGTTGTCTTGAGCAATCCCGTTTGTAATGATTGTGCCGGCCTGACCAATGATCCGCAAGTCAACCTGTGAAGCCGTTGCTTCCTGACGCGTTACGCCATTGACTGCAACCGCATTGTCCAAAGCGATACCCTTAGCCGTCAGCGGAGAGAAGGAGTTGTAAGTTGCAATAGCTTGTGCATTGGTATCACTAATAGCCAGTGCAACAAGGGCGATCAATTGACCGTCCATTGTGTCAGCATCAACATCCACATCAGAACCAAAAATTTCTCTAGCCTGACCTTGAAGATATTCAAGAATTTCTGAATAACTTGGGGCGGTGATGCCGTTTTCTGTGACTTTAAAAACAGGATCAGTAATCATTGCAATACCTTCATAACTTCGGCTTGACCGTAGCGGGTTTGAATCGTTGCTCTTACCGTCAATTGACGGCTATCGGGGTCTATGATGGACTCATACGACGCGATAGCGATAACGCCGGGCGTGTTTAAAATCCTAGACTTGATGACTTTGTCAGGATCGGTGTACTTTCCAAGGATTTCTTGAAGCCAAGGCGTGCCTTCTGTGGTATCGAGAAACCACTGTCCTCTCCAAAGAGCAAGACGAGTCATCACATTCTGGGCAACACCTTCTGCAGTGTCTTGATAGAAATCGAGATTGCCATGACCGAGCTGATAATCCCCTGTTGCTGTAAGTTTGCGTACTTTCATTTATTTTTTTTGAGAAAGGTAATAAAATGACCTTGTACTGAGGAGTTCTATCGAGGAAGTCTGCCGATAGGTGAAATTCAGGTCTAGCAGCACCGCACCTGATTACTTACAGTAGAAAGCCTCCTATTTATTCGGAGGCTTTTTCCTTATTTGGTTCGTATGCCGAAATCATCAATCTGACCTTCCCATCGTTTTTAAAACTCTTTGATATCACTACACGCATTGTCCCGTGTTCTAAAACATAGTTCTGGCTATCTTCTAACTTCTTATTTCTTACACCATTTGCAATTGTGTTTGCAATGCCATTTAAGACTGGTTGAACATCTTGATTTTTATTCAACCTCTCGTATATCGTGTGACAAAATCCGGCTCTCGTATCTCCCCATACGAGATCAATATCACCAATGTCTTCTCTATGAAATGCAGCCTTGATATGCCCTCGTTGAAGTTCTACCATTCTTTTCATAGCTGTTCGACCGGTCAATCCTCGACCCTTGATTTCTTCACCATAGAACTCTTCAATAGTTTTTGCTTTGTGCTCTCGTTTTAATGCATTATTTGACGGCCGTTTATTAGTGTTTTTCACACCTTCTGTTGGTGAAAACTTACCATCTTCGTCTCTTTTGTGTTTCGCTTCAAACTCAGCATCGTCAGCGAAAATATAGTGATCAACAAATCTCATATTTCAAACCTTTTATTGTGGAGCACCCGTATTTCCATCTCCCGGCTGTACACCTGAGTGTGTGTGACTCTTTAGGCTGATTCCATCTGCCGTCACATCTCCATTCACAGAAACATTGCCAGTCACTTGAACCCCGTTGCCTCCAGAGGTCGTAATACCTTGGTTACCTGTAATCAAGCCTGTAACCGTTAAATTCCCTGTGACATTTGTCTGTGGAGCGTCAATAGTGACCGATGCCGCTTTCAATACGGCGTTGCCAGTTACCGTTACTGTGGCATTACCGCCAACGGTTGTAGTCAGGTTTGCTGTGGTTTTCGCATTAATATCGTGTGAAGTCGGATTAATTTCTATGAAACTCTGACCATCATCGGATCGAAGTTGGACTGATTCTGTACTGACATTCCCAATTTTTTCGGGTTGAGACCAAACCCCGGGTATTACGAAACCATCTGATAGGTCGTGCATTCTTGGTTCTGGCGGAGGCTGAATACCCCCTTGCTGCCACCAAAAATCGATACCTCGGCTCGAAAAAACGACCAAGCATTCATCCCCTTGCTTGATAGGGAAGGTCAGCGAAGCACCGCCGGCATGGGGAAAGACGACAGGGCAATCAAGAAGCATAGGAAGCTGAACTTGCTGAATAGTGCCATCAATTTGTCTCACACGCCCCATGATCGCTGGCTGAACATCACACGTGAGAGTTTCTGGGTCAAACTTTTGAATGATTCCCGGTAATGCAGTCCAAATACCTGACTGATTCCCTGCTACGTTCTGCTGCATCAGCAGGTTTGGGTCAACAATTTGTGAATTGATTGGGATCATGTGTTCGGGAAAAAGTTATAAACACTGCTATTTATAGGTTGTGTGCCTGTCAACGCAGTGCAAATCAATGACGTGTACCAGTCGTTTCCTAGGGTATCTCCAAGGTGTTGACGTGCAATCACTCGATAAAATCCATCGATGTCTTCGTAGATATTGGTCCTAGGCACGTTCTCTGAATAAGCCGAGTACGATGTGTCGTAGCTGTCTCTTTGAATTTGAGAGTTATTAATACGAATCACCGTGCCTACATCAATTTGAGGATTAAGCAGGCACTCAACATTTAGCCCAACGCTTGTCATTTTCGGCCTACCAATCATGCCGGTACGTGCATTCAAGACGATCGCACTGGCTGTTTCCTGATCCGTGGCCGATGTGTCCTTCCTGACAGCAATTAGACCGTTTGTTCCGATACACCAGTCAAAATTGTTGGTATCAGCAATCCCCTGCATGGCGTCTTTGGTCATCTTGTAAATAACCTTGCCACGTGGAAGCCTTGTCTGCATCAGCGAGCCGATTTCCGTCATGTTCGTTGCATTCTGCTTCATCGTCTGTGCAACGATTCCTAGGATTTCGTTTTGTGTCGCTCCCTTAGGAATAGAAACATTGACCACAGAATAGTTCTGACATCGATTGCCTGATGCACAAACCAATGTCATGAATGTGTCGGTTTCATTCTCACGCCAAACGGTTTTCCACCAAAGCTCGCCTCGGAAAATAACGGCATGATTGTTTTCGTAGCCAGCCTCCAATGAAACAATGATGTTGGAGTTCTGAACATTCTGGTTCGTTGGAACAGGGATCTGATCAACAGTCGATTTGGCAACGTTGTAGATCGTGATTTCCGCAGTCGTTGGCTTACCTGCAAGGGCTTGATCCACCAAAAAGCGAATCCGGAAATTGCTCAGGTCGATTGCCTGTAAGCTCTGCTCATTCGAACCATCAGCGGACTCAGTTGAAACAACCAAACGGCAATATCTTAACCATTGTGTTGAAGTGCTACTCATACCAGTAAAGAGAAAGACTCTTACCCATATCGACGTATTCGACGTTTGATTTGCCACTTTCAAGAGTTGCGATCAAGTGGCCAAAGTTTTTGTAAGCGTGTTGAGATAAAAGATCTGGGCCGACTATGATCGGGATACCTAATATTGAGTCCGTACCATCGGCTTTTTCCATATCTAAAAACCATCCACCATTTACTGCTTTACGGTAAATCAGCGTCATTTTGTACTGAGTACCGCCTAAATTAATCGAAAACGACTGGGCACCGCTCGCCAACGGGATTTGGAAATACGTACTCATTGTCGAATGGATCCTCCGACTGAAATTGCGTTTTTCTGTCCGCCATTGTTAACTGATGCAGTTCGTGAAGCATCCTGCTGTTTCTCCGGTGCAAGAGTCACCGTTTCAACATTGACCAGAATGATTTCTTCAAAAGTGCAATCGGCAATCAGCGCACTTTCAGTATTCTCTGTTGTTGAAACCCTCAATCCAGTCAGAATCATGTTTTCGTATGTTCGTTTGCCGGTTTTGACGGTCAACAACGTTCGATTTTTCTGAAGTTGTAGTAGAAGGTCGTAGATATCAGAAGTTGATTCAAGACCTTTTAAGATGGACAAATCTAAGAGCGAGTTGATCAGTCTTGAACTATCAGACCATCCATAGGTGCATCGAACAACAGACGGCTGTTTAATGGCATGGTCATTGATATTGGCACCGGTATCGACTGGATGCTTCGTGATCAGCACGTCATCAGAATGTTCCTCTGAGATCGTGATATCCGGTACCAACTCAACCGTTTGACCATTGTCGTCCCAGCTAATGGAGCGAGAGCGGTCAAATACCAGTGCTTCTAAACTATACGGTAACGATGGCATTTGGACTCTCGCTAAAACAAGTTTTTCATATTGTTCTGAACAATCTGAGCAGGATCAATCTCTCTCTTGATCCGCTGAGGATCATTTACGCCATTAATGGTTACGTTTTGATTGATCGTTACGTTTGGACGAATTTTGTCTTTGTCAGAAACGACTTTTGACTTCCATTCGTTTTTAGATTGCTGTTGAACAATTCGGTCGTAGATTGGAGACTGGAAATAACTCGAAGCGCCATTACCGTTTTCATGGTTAATAATCGACTCGAGCAGGGTTTTCAAAACCTCGCTGTCTCGAAGATTCAAAGCACTGTAGGCATCGACATTAAAGCCTTTGCGGTTCATGCTTTGAACTACAGAATCAATGTAGGCTTTCGTGTTATTTTCGCTTGATGGCGCCCACTTACTAATAATTGAGGCAACATTATCAAGACCGGCATTGTAGTAACCCATCAGTTGACGGGCGGCCGCCGAGTAACCTGCCTCCGGCGTATCGAAAACTGCGTAACCCCCTCGATCACTGCCAATTTGCCCTTGGCCTGAACGTAAGTTGCCGGGGTTATTGTTTCTCATACCGCGGACGGATATAAGGCGATCATCAATCACTTGACGAGCGTCGTTTCCATCCTTCGGTTGAGTTTGAGGTCGTTGTACGTCAGGGATAATGAAGTCAACGAAACCACGCCCGAACGCCTTAATCTCATCCGTGCCAATCTTGGTATCCATAAAATTTCTGTACCAAGACGCAAGCGGATCAGCAAAAGTCTTGTCTGCCCAGTCTAGAAATCCATCTGAGTTGGCAATGATTTCAGTCTGAGAACGAATAAGGTTATCTAGGCTTGATGCCAATGAATCATTGAAATCGGCCAGTTTCCCGTCCAATCCGAGGAGTTTTGTGATCTGTGCAGAGGCGCTGCCTGCCGCCATTCCAACAATATCCAATGAGCGAAAAAACTCATTGGAAAAGTTATGACTAGCCTTTGAAGCATCGTTCATGCCCCAAGAGAGATCAGTTAATAGTTGCCGAGATCTTTGCAACTCCTGCACGAAGTCATCTTTCATCATGGCTTCATAAACAGAGCCCAAACCGATCTGATCGGCAAGCCTTCTTCCTTGCTCTTGAGGCATACTGGCGAGCACATTACGCAGATCTAAGATGACATCGGTCGTATCTCGTACACTGCCCTGAGCATCTCTCAAACCAACGCCAAGTGAGTTTAAGAAGGGCTCAAAGTTGTCGTACTTAATGTGGTTTGCCAGCGATTGAATAGCACTCTGAGCATCCTCAGCACTGCCGCCAACCGCTTTAACAGCATTTCCGAGCGTTCGAATACCTCTAACACTGGAGCCCGTGTTGTTAGCTAGAGTGTAGAGTTTGTTGACCTCACTATTGGCTTTGGTAATCGCCGCGGTGATTGCTACACCGGCCGCGACACCTCGTTTAGCCAGTGACATCATACCTTTGCCGACACTATCAACAGTGCCTTCGAATTTCTTTAGCTCATCTTTGTCGAATGTAAAGCCAAGACGCACTAAAAAACCTGCGATGACATTACCCATTGTTTAAGCTCCGATTGAGTTTTTCTGTGTTGTATGCTTCGTTATCGAGATAGACGTTCATGATTAGAATGTCTTCCAAACTCAACGTGCCGTCTAATAAGCTCTCGTAACGGCATAACCCTTTTGCAACCGGCCTCAATAGATAATCCATCCCGTCTGGCAGATATCGAAATCCACCGTTTTCGGCTGCGTTTACGCCACCTGCTGCGCCGATTGAACATAGGCGGCGATAATAGGGCGCAGTTCCCTCACAATGACCCTGAAGCAGAGATTGAGTACTTCATACTGATCAATGTCAGTGAAACGAAGCACGCCCGATTCCATGACTTTGAACCAGTGCTTATCCTGCTTGCGCTCAACACAACTCAAACAGGTTTTGATGACGGTGTTGAAATCTTCCTGAGGGAGTTGGGCGAATCGGATCAATACCGGTTCACAAACAGTGATTGCTACTGAAATTTCATTCAAGACATCATCAATCTTTGCCTCTTTCAGCTTTTTAGATTCAAAAAGAGACTTAATGACATTTTTGAAGACATCATTGAAGAGAACCGGTAAGAAGGGAGCGGCTAATCGAGTCAAATTGAGCGATTGGAACATATCCAACCGCCCAATGATGTACTCGTTTTCGCCCAAAACAAGGTTTTGAGGCTCTAGTTTCATTAGTACGTACCTGTCACAAAGTCAATTTCACCGCAATCAAATACCCACTCTTGGATACCGGCTTCTTCAGCATAGTTTCGTGAGGCTGGATTTCTGAAGGCGCAGGATCGGCAAACACAAACTTCGCTGTTACCCTTGTCGCGGATAGTGATTACATTGTTACCGTGAAGGCTAGACGACAAGTATTGGGCATTGGCCATCAGTTGCAACTGGGAGTTTTGATCACTGGTTCGAATCAGTCGAACGGTAACGGTACCGCTCTTATTTGCCTTAAGTGAGTGCATGACGGAGCCGTCGGCACCAATGTACATAGCGTTACGAGGTTCATTGAATTCGACGGTGATGCCTTCTTTTGCATTACCGGAACCAAAGCCCAAGTCGACAACGCCAGAGCCAACGATAGACGCCGTAACGTCCTGAAAGGAATAAGTTGCCATTTTCTACCTCTTAACGATTGACCGTGACCGTAACGTCAATGCTGTGGACGGCGCCTCTCAACTTGACGGCGATTTGAATCGGCGGAGCCTTTCGGGCTTCACGGTCGCTTTGTGATTGTTGATCCAACGGTGTGATGTACACGTAGTAACCCGTCGTTAAAGTGTCACCCTTCTTCAGGCTGCCAAACTCGTCACCATTCCAAATACCCGGAGCAATAAGACCGTTTCTTACACCTTGTTCAAGCGAACTATTGATGGTCGTTAAGATTGAAGTCATGCCTGCTTCATCTTGACCAATCTTCGTGTTGGACGTGTAAAGCAAGTTATAGAGGTCCGTCTCAATACGGTTTTGCAACCAGTCGAGGCCGTGCTTTTCATCAATGAACCAACCACCGGCCATCGTGCCGTATTGCAAAATGTTCGTGTCATTTTGATAGGCAACGAACACATTGACGTTGTTTGCTTTAAGCGCATTGGCTTGAGACAGCCGGAGATTTTCAGCGACAACACCCGGGCATTGCTTGAACATCAACGTAATGGTTGTATTGCTGCCCTCAAAATTAACGGTCGACATACGACCGAGGATGCTCATGGCGGCACTCGGATCCGTGCTTGAGTACATCGTCAGAACACTGTTATTACCTAGTTCCGCCAACTTGTAGCCAAGCGATTCGGTCTGTTGAGTATCTAGCTCTTGTGTATCAGTCAAGGTGAACGCACAAATGTGAGACGGACTGGAGGCGGCAATCAATGCCGCGACTTCAAGAGCGTCATCAATTTCGTAATTGTCGCCAGAGTAGAAAGCACCGTACCAAGTCGGATACTCGAGCAGTGCATTGGTGGCATCGGCCATCGATTCCGCTTGTGCACCAGTTACCATAGTGCCCGAGTCCAAGCCCATCGCTTGAGAAAGTTCCGTACTGGTGACAGCTGAAACAGTCGATGTTTCGCCGGTCGACACGCTCTTAATGACAAAGCGCTGTCCATCCCAAACGCACGTTCCTTTGGACTGAAGGGCCGTCGAGACTTGGGAGGCAACTCCATTCAAGTTTGACTGGGCAGATAAGTCAACAGCGGTCACATTAATCACACTGCCGTCAATGGTGACATCAAAGGCACCGGTGTTAATGGACGTAAAGTTGCTCATCTCTTGCTGAGACGTGGAGAGAATCGAACCTTTGTACAGACCGCTTGTCGCAGACAACGCCCATCGACCGATTTGAACGGAGGTCGGTTGAGGCGATTGCTGGAAGAAGGCGGCAGCAGCTAAGTATTCAGGCGAAGTCGTACCGAAATCATTAGCGACTTCAGTAATGCTGGCATAGGTTCTAATGCGTTCCTGAGTATCAATGACGTCAGATGTTCCGACAATCAACATGGCGCCGAAATTGCGTAGAGCAGCCGCCACTGGCGACATCTGAATCTGCACATTTACGACGTTTGATACCGGTAAAGTAGGTAAAGTCATAATTTGCCTTTTTCAGTTGAAATTTCAAAGTCGGCGTCAACAATCGTTCTAACGCCATATTTGTAGGAAACTTTTCGTCCTACACGGAAAGAGAGGTCGTATCGGTCAATCCATTGATTGAAAATGAAGTCCGGAGCCCGTCTGATCTCGTCAAGCCCATGAACGGTTAAACCCTGAGATTGAAGCCAAGCGTTATTTTGAGCGAGCGTCATGCCTGACCTTAGGACATCCGCGTAATACGAAGCATTTGGACCATAAAAGGTCGCCATGCAATCCAGCGTTTGATGAGCGATGGAGACCACATCTCCAGATTCGGGATCATCTAAATTTCCTTTTTTCCCTTTTATGTTTGGGGTGCCATTGGTTCTAATCCCCAAAATGCCGACCGCACACCAATCGGTATCGACCGTTGGTTGTGTGCCGGGCTTTTTCAACCAACGAGTTCGGACAAGCTTTTTGTCTAAACCCGTTATTTGGGCAACAAAAAACCTCAGTCGTGTTTCCACTTCTGAGGTGTTTTGTGCTTCAATCGGCTGAAGTACGCCTGCCGTTCGGCTATCATTATCGGCCATCTGATGCCTCCTCAGGCGAACAAACCATTCTTATGAATCCAGAGCCAAACTGAGAGTAATCAGCTGTGTCATTGATTGTGAATCGCCTGCCACGCCAAATTACTGTGTCATACCCCTTCCCTTGAAAGTCTTGGGGTAAGTTTTCAATCAAGCATCGAACAAGGATGGTTCCTTCTCTTCGTAACGAATCGGGAAGTCGCTGGATCGACTTCATGTCAGATGTAACAACAGCCATCACCACGCTACTTTCGCTGTCATCCCATCTTGGATTTCCGTTCTCATCAAAACTCTCCTTGCTGGCGATAAGTTCAACCGGCGAAGTAAATAACGGATCGGAAATGACTTCGGAAACATCGAGTAAAGCCATTGTTTATTCCTCAATAAAGTAGCCGTCAACTGAATTTCTGAGCGACCCCGTATTAATCAGCGGTCGGATCTTCGACATATCCATGTCAATTTCTTCTTGACGACTAGACTGAGTGAGACGTGACCGATTCCTGTATTTGATCGTGGCAGGTTTGAGAGGTTCAAAATTCGCCACACTCATGTAATCCCGTACTCCGGCAGCTGTCGATAGTGCCAACTGTTCAAGAATGCGATCACAACCTCGCGCGTCTCCGCCGAGAGCAAGACGCATCGCATCTTTGAGTTTGGAAGTAATGAATACCTGCTGACGCTTCACACCCGGTACAAGGAAAGGACGAGCCGGAATGTTGTTAATCGGAGAGCCAAATTCATGAACATAGCCCAACAAATGATTGTTTGGGCCATCATCCTCACGTTTGTCACCGCTAGAGTCTTTGGCAATACCGACGTAAAGCGCTTTTTTTGCGAGAGCATCAATCGACTGTTCAAGCGCAACGAGATTGATTTCTTGTTCAATCGTCAGTAACGGTTTGGCGGTCATATTTGAACAGCTCCTGCTCCAAAAATGCTCATCAGATACCAAAGCTCACGACCATACGGCGTGGTATTCCAAAAACCTGCATCCTGCCATGCGCCGGAGGTTGTATCGTAAGAGATACTTGCTCCGTCAACAGACTTCGATGTAACCGTGCCCATACCTGAGCCGCCCCCTGATCCGGAACCACCGGCATCTTTAGATCCGTAAGCACTTAGGTAGTGAGCAGTAAACAGCCCCATCGCGTGGTCTCTTACATCAGAATCGATCCACAGTTCTTCACTGAAAAACTTGTCAGCGAGTATCAGCCTGAAATTGACGGCCTCATCAGGGTACAAGTCTTCAGTAAAGGCAGGAAAGGCCAATCGAAATTGTTCAATCGTCAACCTCATTTGGACACCTTCCTTCATCTGGTTACTTTGGGTTTGGCTTCAGATAGCTCCAAAACTTCTGACCAACGAGCAACGTAAGGATGGCGGGCGACTTCGTCAGAAACTTCGTGCTCACCAACGGTAAACCGAATCGGCATGGACTTTCTGTCTAGGCACAAGCTAAAACGCTCTTTAACTCGAATTCTCGCCATCCTTTACTCCTTAAGCTACGCAGTCGCCGTAGAACATAAGTTCAGGACGAACCACTTCAACTTGGCCGAGGGCGCCGTAGTAGATAGTGTTTTGACGCAAGCCTTGGTATTGAACCGGCGTATTTTGCAGTTCAACAAACGGGAATCGGACAATATCCTTACGCTTGGTGTATGCAACGATACGGCCACTAGTAAACGGCGCTCCAGCTTTAGTCGTGGACAACCAACGGCAGGGGTACATTTCGAGGTTTTGACCGGTAATGGTCTTGCACAAACTCTTTTCACGAACCCAGTCAGCAACCGTAATGGCCAGCGGAGTATTGCCGATCGTCATCGGTACAGACATAAAGGCCATGAATTCAGGCGGAAGCAAAATGCGGTTCGGAACCATGATGTATTCCGTATTTTGGTAAGCACTTTGCAAGACCGTATTGATCATGTCTAAGAAGTCTTGTGCAGTGGCCGACGCAGGATTAAACGCACCAACATTGGACTTTTCGACACTAGTGTCGTTAAGCAAGCCAGTAGCACCCGTTTCCGTGTCACCGATCTAGACCTGCTCATCAATATCGCGCTGATGTTTGATACGCATAGCATCAAACTTCATCGTGTCGATCGGACGACCAACTTGTTGAGCTTTGGCCAACTCGAACACATCAAAACCGACTTCCATTGCCCACGGCGTAAGCGGCTTGATGGTCTTGCTCACGCCGACATCGATACGAGGCAAAGTACCATCCTTTTGAGTTGCCCATGCCTTCGTACCATTGCCAGTGCCAGAGACACCGCCGGCATAGTTAGAGAGCAAGAACGAAGTGGTTTCGTCTGCGATTGTTACGTCGGTTCGAGTATCAATGTCTCGACCCCATGTAAATTCAGAGATCGGTTCATAAATAGTTGGATCAAGGCGTTCCAATTCGCCTTGAAGGAAAGCACCAGTGCTTTCAATGGTTTGAGAATCAACAAAACGCTTAGTCATTTTCTTTTATTCCAATTAAATGTTGTATGCGATTTCAACAAGGCCGTTGTTTGCCGGGCCTGTAAATACAGCACCGGGGATTTCTGTATTAGCAGGAGAAGAACCTGCATCAGCCGTGATGGTGCCTGTAGCGCTTAGATAAACCTTCCCGCCAATAGCCGGAGTTCCTGCAACTGGCACAATGAGATAACCACGGCGCATAACCGAGACCATTGTCGTTGCTACAGCGTCTGCCACACTGCCTTGAACAAACTCACGAACTGCAAAGCCGTAGACGGCATCACTTGTTGCCGTGCAGGGCTCAACCTTGCCGTTCGTTGTATTGAGTTTGACGGGAACGCCATAGCCTTTAACGCCGTTGTTGACCTTTGCTTCAATTGTGTTGTCAAAGAAAGCACGTGAAATCGTGCCGGCGAAGCCAACCGGCATCGTGGTACCAATAAATTGACTCATTTATGTCTCCAATTACTTTTCCAGAATTCGTCATTGAGTTCTTGAACGGACTTGCGCTTGTGTTGACCGTCCGTAACAGAATCACCGAAGGGCTTTGCCTTAGGATTGTTCGCTTGACGTTTCATTTCGACGGCGGCTTTAAACGCAGTCTTCAAAACATCCCCGTCCAAAGTTGCAGCGTCGCCAAACATCGTTACGCCTGCACCTTTAAGCGCGGCTCGCATCGTTCTTTGGATAACTTCTCGGCTGAACTTGCCGTTTTTTGCATCACCAGTCGGACGTTTAATACCCGGGCAAAGCGTTTCCGAGTCCGCCATAACTTGGTTGGCTTCATCGTCAGAAACGATGTCAACGGGTTCAGGTTCGGGTTCAAGCGGAGGATCTTGATCCGCCGTTTTTTGCTTTACCAACTCAGCGATGGAGGTTTTCAGATCACTAAGCTCTTTTTCAAGAATGGCTAAACGATCCTCCGGCGTCGGAGTCGGTTTATCTGTCGGATCTTGTGTCGGCGTGGATGTTGGTTCTCCACTGTCTTGATCTGTGATTTCCTTGACAGCAACACCATCAAGGGCTTCATTGAATTTATCTTCGTCGCCGTCACGGAATAAACGACGAAGCATCGTCTTTAGGTTTGTAGTCATTTGACCATCCCTTATTTTGCACCCGCCACAGCGAGCTTTATCAACAAGAGCAACGTGATTGCCCACGATGCCCACCTGATGCCCATAACCCTCACCATCGCTAATAGGATTAGCGTCATATCCACAGGAAACCTCGCGAATACGACCGCTTTTCACTAAATCGATGGCTTTTTTATCGGTAATGAGCAAATCTGCAAGGAGTGAATCAGCAAACTGACCTTCACCCCTGCGCACGTTATTGACAATCCCAACTGAGATGTCTTTCCAGTTTTGAGGATCGGCGAAACGTGCATGACTGATGACAACCGGCTTCAAATTGAATGACTTGATCGTGTCATCACTAAAAAGTTCACCGGCTGTTCGAGACATCAAGACACGGCCATTTTTAGCCGGCAATCCTGCCTCGAACCCCGAATATTCAAACTGTCCTACCTTGGAAATCGGAACGTCTCTACATAACAAATAGCCCTCTTTGGTTGGTTCCATGTGAGGGCTAAAACGTCCGATGGTTAAGATGTCTCCATCATTAAATTTCATTGCTGTTTCTCTTCAAAAATCGGAGAGGCATAGCACCGGCAGTTCCAGATGCAGCCGGGATGCGCCCTTATCGGCTCTCCGTTTTTCCCATAGTCAGAAATCGGAGGGTCATTCCAAGCAAATACTTTTCCATTTAGACGGGCGTGAGTATCTCGAACGGTTCCATCACCAACGGTGTGCCAAATGTAATGTGTAGAGCCAACGGCTTGAGCCCTAGCTTGAGTGAAGTTCGAGCGAGTTCTTGCGGTTTCTGTTCGCGCAATCACGATGGCTCGTGTTTCAGTTACCTGCCCCAAGTTCTCACGAATACGTTTAGCGATAGCGGGATAACGCTCACCAGTCGACAGACCTTTTTGAGTCCATTCATGGACTTTTTCAGCCGCTTCGATTGGTAACGACTTAATCAGATCAACCTGCTCACGCTGAAGCTGCTGAAAAATTGATGAAACTGTCACATCTTTCAAGCGTTTCCTTGTTTCGGCGCTTAACTTTTGGCCAATGTTGTTCCAGACGGTGTAGTCTGCTCTAGCCACTCGTTTGAGCATCACGTCTGAAACTTCGTAAGCCCACAACTCAATCTCTTGTGCATATGAAAAAAGCCGTTGTTGCACGGCTCTTTCTTGTCCGAAAAGATCGGGGTTGTCTTCTTTAAAGTCTTGAGCTATCTGCTCTACCATCTTGGCCACTTGAACCAATCGGCGTCTGTACCACGCCTCGATTCGGGTTGTTTGGTTGGCCTCTCGAAATCGGCTCTGCTTTTTTTTGCTGAGATTGTCCATCGTCTGGCATTTCAGGAATAGGAGGCATCATGGCGCTATCTTGCTTCTGTGCCTCATCAATATCCTCGTCTGTGATTGATGCGAATAATCCAACCGAGTCCGAGAGCTTCTTGAGCTCTTTCAGTGCCACGGCCGAACTAATTAATTGACTGTCGTAAGCCTGCAAGATCGATGCAACAAGGCCTTGAGACGACTGAGCTCGCTGTTCATCTGACATTTGCCAGAGCGGTTTAAATTCAAACGTGAAGTTTTCTTTCGGCTCTTTTCCCGTTGCACTGATGTAAATCACTCTCAACAAACGTTTCATGTTTGATCGAAGCATGGTGTCTTGTTGAGATTTGATGTTGTCGTAGTAATTACGAATATCAGACTCACCGGTTGCATTCATGCCAGCCGGTGATTGTCCAAAAAGTCGAACCAACGGAATACCTAGGCCACCAGAGACCTGTTGCCCGAATTGCATTAGGACGTCAGAAAGACCGGCAAACGAGTAAGAGAACGTTTGGAAATCGTCTTCGGCATCTCCAAGCGTCATGCCTTCAATGCCCTGGAACATACGCGTATGGTCCATTTGCCTTAAAAAGCCCTCTCTTGCGATCTTGTTTGTCAGGATTTGACGTAATCCTTTGACTTTGTAGTAACGCAGATAGGACATTGAAATTAATTGAGCCGCACTGGACGAGGCCAAGTCATAAGCTTCAATTTGCGGATAGATGCTCTCGAGTACCGAAGCGCCCCACCCGTCATACGCTTGTCGAAGATAGTAGGGCAAGTCCTTCCCCTCAAATCTCAAGATTCGAGAGTGATGAACTTTCTTATTTCCGATCGACAGACCGGTTTGGCCATCAATAATCGAGTAATACTTTGGCTTCCCAAAATTCGGACCGAGATCATTAATGACCTCAGTACTCTGTTTCAACTGCCATCTGTCCAGTACGTAAAGGCCTCTGAACGAGTCCTTTCGCACCGTTGTGAGAGGAGATGCTAAATCATCTCCATCGATCATCATGATCGCAACGGCACCGCCAAACAAGCGAGCCCACTTGATTGAGCGGCAAAGATCATCCCAAACACGATAGTCATCAAGTGATGTGTTGATTTTGTCGATGATTTCGGGGCTATCGTCAACAAGGTTTACACCCTGTCGAGTCATGTCTTGTGCAATCAAATCAATCGCAAGCGAGCACAACCACGAGCCTTGATACATCCACTCCAGTTGCTGACGGTTAAACGATTTGAACCGAGGGACGTAAAAATTTGCATTGAATGTGCTCGGTTGATAATCGCCTATGCGCATCAGCGGATTAGTGATCCCATCGGCGAATCGTTGTGCGCTGTTCGCCTTCTGTCGTTTATTTTTTCTCATGCTCATAGTGATTACTGTCGCCCCATCTGGATAAACAAATCCAACGATGACTGAGTGATGTAACCATCGAGGCTATAGCGTATAGCATCGATGATGTGATTGTTCTTATCGAGAAGAACCGGTAAAACTTCGTTCGTTAATTTGTCCGTTTTGTATGAGTACAGTCGAAACTCATCTGCGGTGTGCTTGCAGCGCGGATGAATAACGATCTGCTCAAATGACTTCAGGTAAGCAATTCCGTCCTCAACCGAGCCTTGCCATTTTTCTGCACCAGCAATATTGAATCCGCATCGATTTCTTAAATAGCTGATCGTCTCTGGTCTGGAGCAGTCGCCTTTGATTGGCCACTTTTCGGCTTCGGGAACGGAACGATAAAGCTGAGGCAATTCGTCAATTTCGACACCTACGCCATATGCCTCATAGTCAATGTAAAGCTTTCGATCAAGCATGAAGCATCTAACGAGCGTCGACGGGTCTTGAGCAAAACCAAAGTCCGCACCAAAGAAAAGCCGTTCGGCCTTTTTGTAGAGATCATCCTCAAACGGCTCAACAACGTACTTGCCACGGAATACTTGAGCATCGCTGAATGTTCTCGGGTAGCCTTCCCAAATGTGAAGATACTTCTCGTAGTCATTTTTACGATCCCACTCCATTTCGCGCCTGAGAGCGTCGTTGAAGTATGGGTTCTCGTCGTAGTTGACCTTTCTTACATAAGCCTCTGGCGGTGGGTTTTCGACAAAACGAACGGTCGTTGGATCGTCGGCATTAAGTGGATTAAAGCTCAACCAAATTTCCGAGCCATCCTTACGAATCGTCGGGATTAAGGTTTCCCATGAACTTTCAGATACCGTCTGGGCTTCTTCAACCCAGCAAATATCCATGCCTTCCTTTGACTTGATCGTCTGCTCATTGCGAAGCAAACCTGTGAAGATGAACTTTGATCCCGTTTTTTTATGACGGATCTCTGTTTCAAGGAAGACAAATCGATTCGCAATCCCCAGTCTGTCAGCCGTATCCTTCAGTAACTGATAGCTTGAATCTTTAATTGACTTTTGGATTTCACGGCAACACAGTATGCGTAGCTTGCACATATCGCTCATAACGATGAGCGCCTCTGCAATAGCCCAAGATTTCCCAGAGCCACGGCCACCGTAAAACACCTTGTACCGGTGTGGCCTCCAAAGTTCAATGAACGGATTACTCATTAGAATCCTGTTTCAGTCCCTCTTTGATTTTCTCGTAAACGGCTGCCAAGCCTTCTCCGGTGTCCTTTGCCGCGTCAATAGCAACAGTCTTTCTATCACCGAACAAGGCATCATTCCGATTGGCTGCTGATCTAGCATCCTCCTGCATGACCGCTCGGGCCGCCTCAACGACTCCCTTCGGAATTGGTTCACCTGACTTTGCGTGTTCTTCCATCAAATTTCGCAGCCACTCGTTTGTTTGACGCCGTTTATCATCGTACAAAGCGGCGCTATCTTCACGTGCTCGCGCGGAGCGTTGCAAGAAGTCAGGGTATTTATCTTTCCAGTTCTGTATCGTCCTTAATGAAGGCATCCCTTGTTTTTTGCTTATTTCTCGCTCTGAAAAGCCTTGTGAGATTAAATCAACAATCTTGTCTGCCAGCTCATTTGAATACAAAGAGGGAGCCCCATTTTTTTCTTTACTCGTGTTGCCATGTCGTCTATTGGCTAGAATTATTTCCATTTCAAAACTTATCAGGATCGATCATGGAAGCATTCTTAGCTATTGCTATTCTTTTTTGCGTTGCTTACGGTGGTTACAAGTTAATCAATAAAGGCTCAACAGCCGAAAACAATGATCAAAAAGATGTTGTGGATTCTGTAGATCAGAAACTTGAAGTCCCTAAAAGCACTTTCTCAGTTGTCGAAAGCTGCTATGAGAATGCAGATGTGACTTCTAGTGATGAAAACCTGAGAGATTATCTTGATAAGTCGTTAACAAATAATGGTTATACCCTCACTCAGTTAACCGCGGATCAAAAAGAAAAACTAAGAATTGCGTTAACTAAAGCTTACTTTAAAAACAACATTAAGCCCGAAAGGCTCTTAACTCTTTCAAATTCAACAATTCTGGTTCCTAAGAAAGAACAGGTTTTCTTTTGCTTTGGTCAGTTGAAAATATTTTCAACAAAAAAGACAAGAGAATTTGAAGCTGGTTCGCGCGGTGTGTCTTTTCGTGTGGCCAAAGGCGTTTCATTTCGAGTTGGCAACTCGCGAGGAAAATTTGTTTCCAGAGAAGAAAAGGTCTATTTAGGAACTGGTGAAGTTGTCGTAACAAATATTGGAGTACGAATCCGACTTTATGACAAAGCAAAATTTGTAAAATTCGAGAAAGTAATTTCTGTTGTAAGAGAATCTTCAGAAAGGTTAACGTTGATGCTTGACGGAACCAGATCAAGTCCTATCTCATTTGGTGGAGAGGCCTATCAAATTGACTTTTTACAAGAAATGATTTCGTTAGCAAATAACACTTAGTATTCCAAAATAGAAGAAAGAATCTAAAAAACATAATGCCCATAAATCATTCTGTGATCTATGGGCATTACTCTTTGAAAAGATATTACGTTTCTTCCAGGCACGGCAAAGGCGCCTCAAGGGGGCGCTTTCTCTACACAGTGCTTTTAAACCGGAACCATCCAAATTGTTAGGAACAACTTTAACGATTTTAAAGAAGATGTCAAGAAGCCCCGCCGAGGCGGGGCTTGTCAAGTTAGGCTCGAGCTAAAAATGCCCAGGCTTTATAACCATACGCCCAGGCATCAAGCATTCGGCCAGATTTACCGCGGACTCGGCGGAATCGGCAGAATACCCAACGAAAACCGATGGGCGCGGGCTTGGTCACGATAGTTTTCATGACCATCACCTATTTACCTTTCCGAAGGGCGAAAACTTGACATCAGTCTCCATCAGCTTTATTCTGACAACTGAATTTCCAAATTCAAGCACAAGTCCCTTCGGGGGGCTTGTTTTCTTGAGAGCTCAGGCTGCAACCTAAGCTTTCGAACTCTAAGCGCTAGACAGCACCACCTGTCTGGCGCTTAATCTTTACTGTGCCGCTCTAAGGAAGTAGTTCTCCTCCTTAAGTTTGGCAATTGCTCCCAACTCACCTTTCAAATAGAGCTCCATCAAATCCTTATCCACGCGTAACCCTACACTGTCCTTTGAACTCTTGGCGTTTCGCTCAGCCATCGAGTACAACTTTGTGGCTCCGCTTGCATCCTTATCAACTAACCACATTTCATCCCTACGAAGGTCTAAGCTCTTAATGAGGCGCGCATCATGAGAGGTGAAAATAAGCTGCCCTTTGTGGGTCAACGCCACCCATTTCAAAAAATCTGAGATCAATTTTTCGGTCAATGTAGTGTGTAAGCTTCGATCAATTTCGTCAACAATAACCGTCTTACCATTCTCGCCTTCTGAGAGCATATTTAAAAAGGTCAGTACCGTCATCAGGCGAATGGTGCCGTCAGACTCTTCATCTAATCTAAAAGGCGTTTCAACTCCCTTGTCGTTAGCATGATTAGTATTCACCTCATAGAAATGAACTTCCCCCTGCAATTTTTTGATGAAGATAGAACCACCCGGGAGAGTGAGCGAAACTCCCTCAGGAATAACTCCCAGAACATTTTCAAAGCCGACGGGCATATCCACAGCGTCTTTGTGAAGCTCTACCAAATTTACCGAATTCACTCCAGTATCAAACAACGGTATGACTTTTGACAGCAACTCAAGATTTTTCTTGTCATTGAGAGTCTTGTTCATGGTTGGAGTCAATATCACCATACCTTTTGTGAGCCATGCAAAAATGGATTTGATCGTATGCGACCAAGAGTACTCCTCCACATTTGCTGCTTGCTGTGCAATCACATTAAGAAAAAGCTGATTAGGCCGCACGCCCTGAGCGATAATCCTCAGGTCGTTTCTTTCCTGCTCAGAGCCAACCAAGCCACTTGCGTTCACTGTTTGTCCAACGCGAGAAAACAACACGCTACTGGTTTTCGTTTTAATCCACGTCAGCGTCTCGGACTGGACGTCGTCCCGCGTGATAGAAAACTCATAGCAATATGTTTCGCCTTCGACCACAAACACAAATGAGAAGACTGAAGGCTTTGTCAAACACTCACTACACAGCTTGAAAGGTACCGCACTGAGCTTCTCGTCAAGCTGCGGATTGTTCCTAATTGTCGATAGCGCACAGGATAATGCTTTAATGATGTTGGACTTACCTGCACCGTTTTTCCCCTGTATCATCACCACCGGTACCAAACGACCTCGTTGCTTTTTAATAGGCGTCAAGCGCTCAGAGCTTCTCCGCTCACGTCCCGAAACTAGAGACAGAGTTTCTCTTTTTTTGATCGATCTGAAGTTTTCAACAGAAAAATTTACGAGCATTTCTATCCGCCTTTCTCATTTGTCGTTGCATTTTAAACAACTTTAACGAAATCATCAAACTTTCATTACTCAATTATCTTAAATAACGTAGAGCCCCGCCGTAGCGGGGATTTCTTATCTTAGGCTTGTATACCCATCAAGTATTTGTAGGCATCAAGGTTTTTTTACGGAATAGCCTGCTTTGGCCAAAACGCTTTCGAGATTCCCAAGCGACCAACTGGTCATGAACTCATAGAATCCCGGAGCCAGTGGCGACTGAACAGCTCTGAGCATCTCGTATGTGGCCTCAAGCTGTTTGCGGTGCAGATACTTGAACTCGTACACGAAGCTAAGCAACTTCTCGCAGTCCGCCCGGGTGAGCGTTGTTAACATCGGGCATTGAGCGGTGACGGGTTTCGGTTGCTCCGGTACTGGCGCTTCAGGTACGTGAAGATCAACCGTTTCAATGAACCTCAAACAATCCTCAAAAAGCGATTGTGGCAGTTGATCGTACCGTGCGATTTGGTAGCGAAGCTTAATGGCTCGATAGACAGTCTGATAATGGTTGGCGGTCTTTTGTGCTCTGCGTCCTACAGCTTGTTGAATGGCGAGCTGTTGGGCGGGGGTGAGGCTGGCAACTGTACGATTTTCGCGTACGGTTGAGTACTGACCGGTCTTCCGCAAAGTCGGCAGTAGATCATCAGTTACCCAAACTCTGAAATTAAAAGCCGGCGTCCCTTCCTTGATTGCAGAGTCAGATCGAAGGATCATTGTGTAAAGACCACTTTCGCTAACAATTACAAGATAACCTCCACGCTCTAACTTTAAGTTAGACCGCTCTGAATCCCTTAACGAAGCGGTTGCTTTTGTCGGATTGCTTAAGCCGAGACATTTTGCAATATCAGTAGCCACAAACCAAGGCTCGTTATTTCGTTCAAAAACACGGATTTCGTTTTGGCCAAATTTGAAAATGGATGGATTTTGAGCAGAAATGCTCGGTGTGAGTTGTGTGAGTTGCATAACAATCTCCTGTGGATTTTTAACACTCGCCAACCTGAGGCTAATCAGGGTGGGCGAGAACTTGCGGGTTAGCCTTATCGTTCCACAGGTAACGACGCGCCGAAGCGCCCCGCAAGTCTCCCCCGTAAAAGGAGATTGCGCACCTTTACTTAAAGTTAAGGTGGTTGCGCCAGTCAATAAAAAAAGCCGTACAAAAGACGGCGACCAGCGCCTGTGGAACGATTCAGGAGGCTAATCCCGACTCCTGCCTTTTTCGCAGAAGCGATTGAAGTATACATCATTCCCTGCATAATTACGGCCTTTCGATGATCTCACGGAGAACAATAGGGATCGCCGCTTTAATGAATTCCCACGACATTAAAACACCACACTGAACAGACTTCGCTTTAATCCTTGTCCACAGTTTTTTATCCCTCATTGCGTCAAGCAGGTCATGGCCCTGCATTGTGATAAATGGCGATTCAAGATGCCACTCTCGGAAGCTCCCATCAAGACAACGAGTCACAGAACAATGTTTAATCAACCCCGCATCAATCAAAATTTCGATGTGACCGAAGTAGTCTTTGTCGTCGATCTCAAGATCCGTTAGGTATTGCTGTTTTTTGACATACTGGTTTAGATCTCCATCCTCAATATGAGTAAGGATGTTTTCAATCACTCGCCAATCTCGTTTCATTTTTATCCTCCGTAAAGCGTTGAAAAATACGCAAGCGCAGATCTGATCATGTTCTTCACTTGCCACCGTGGCACTCGAAAAGATTTCGAGAACGCCTTGACGCTTTCGTTGCACCCTCTCGGGTTTGCACTGTGGTCAAGATAGAACATGGCCAAAATTTCCTTGTCACGATAGTGTCCTCGCCAAAGCTCAGGGTCATTCATGATCTTGTCGACCTTGCGGGCGATGAGTTGCTTTTCGATACGTGTCATCGGAATAGGTTTGCCGAGAGTTAGTCCTCGGCGTGCAGCGTTCGGGTTGTCTTTGTCGGCCACTTTCTGCTCGATTCGTTTCAGCTCCTCCTCTGCGTTTCTAACGGACATCATGAGCGAGTAGAGCGGATTCACGCCTGTTCGCTTTCGTTCTTTCTGCGACCACGCCCAGAATCTGATGAACTCTTGCATAGTGCGCAGTTTTGACTCCTGCGGATCTCCGATAAACTCCATAGGCGAAACATCTCCTACAACTCATTCCCGATCAATTTCAAGGCTTCTTCAGCGGTCATCACAACGAGCCATTTCTTTCCATCTGCCCGGCAGAAAACCACCGGATGCTCGCCACTCATACAGGACGCTTCCGCCTGCTCCATCCAGTCATAAATCCCGCCTATGCGAGCCCTGCGCTTGACTTCGATGTGATACTTGCCCACGGCGATATCGCAGCCGCCTTCCCTGGTTTGCGAAAGATTGCGCTTGGCTTCGACGCCGAGCGTATCCTGAATCAAATGGCAAACCTCTCGCTCCCCTGCTGCCCCCTTTGTTCTCTGTGATTTACCCATATCAGCCCTCCGTTCTCATAAGTTCGTAGTACGGAGTACCCGTGAACGGGTCTCTCGGATCTACATCCCAATAGCTCACAGTAAAGTTCAGGGCTGGGGTTTTGGATTTACGACCGTTGACGTAAAAAAAAGCACGTTTAAATCCTCTTTTCTCGAGAACAGACTTAATCTCGTATGCCTTCGGGAAAAAGTCTCCTGCATTAAACAATGTGTCATAGCTCTCACAGAGAAGCTCGACCTTAATGTTTCGGGCTTCAAGTTTCGGATCGTGTGTATCTTTGAATCCCTTTAAAAGCGCCTTGCTTGCTTCTTCGACAACGACATGCGTCTTTTCCCAAGGAGAAACTTCAACGCGAACAGTAAAGCGTTTTGCCGCCTTCCTGACGGTTTCCTCTGCTCTTTGTCCGGCGTGGAATTGATCATCAAATTTGTTCGACATAACGATTAATCTCCTCGTAGCGCTTTTTCAAAAATTCAATGTGTTCAACAATGTCTCTTCGCTTCATCAAACCATTTGCGACAACTCTGGCGGCTTGATCTGAGAGATTCGCGTAAACTGCGTGCGCTGCCTTAGTCGCATCTCCGTGCTGTGCCATCTGAAGCACAAACACTCGTTCACGCTCGGTGAGATGCTTCTCGTCCTTGCAGTAGTTCCTTTTCACTTTTTCACCTCGTTAGCTTGAAGAGCTTTTCATAAATCCAAGAGACTGAAGCAAGCAGCGCCAGAATCGGCAATGCGCCTAAAAGCATCACTACAAAAAGTCCAAATGCAATACGAACGCAAACATAAGCGATGGAATCTGCGACACAATCAAATGTCCAGCCCATAACCACCTCGCACAAGCGAAACCGAGAGCAATAAGCCCAGTGATCACGCAAATAATTTCGAGAATGAATTCGGTCATTTCTCCTCCTAATAACAAGGGTTCCCCCGTTGGTATGATTTGAGGTGCGAAACAAAAACCAATACACAACGGAGGGGAAAATGGATATTGTTGTAGTAATCGGCACCGTGGCTTCAGTCATCGCAGCCCTTTCTGGAGTTATTCTTTTGTTTGTTCAACTTCGCTCTCCTTATTTTTCATGCTTCAAAGTCAACAGCTTCGGGCAAAACAGGTTTGTCGTTGAGTGTTCACTTGCGACATCTCTTATCGGCTGCCGCTTTTTAAAAGCTTCTGTAAATGGTGCATTTATCAAACAAGTACCTCTTGATTGGCGTAGTCATTTTTCAATGCCAGATGCATCAGGTTGCTCAAAATCTGTTTCACTTAATTTCGTCACGGATCCACAAAGCCTCGTCGGTAAATTTGCCTTTCTGGTTTTCCCACCTCCGAACTCTGAAACTTTTCCAGCCTCTCCTGAATTGGAAATATCTTGGAAATGGTTTTTCATCCATAGGTCACTCACGCATCCGTTTAACCATTCCAATTCAGCCTTGACCTCGTGAATTTTCAATTCCACCCGTCCAAGCTTGATCATTAGGCAAACAAAACAGATAGAAAACGAGACAACAACTATTGATTCGGCTATGCTCATGACACCTCCACTTTCGGGTTAAACATCGGTAGCTTCGAGAATTCGACAAAGTCCTCTTTCCGGAACTTTGACCGCTTGTCCATTTCGGCTTTGTCGGCCGAGCTCAAAAGACTGTCGATATTCTTAGTTGATTCGAGAACCCGATGCGCCTCCGCCAAAACTCGGTCAACGAGGTATGTCTCAAGGGCCATGCCAATGTAGGTCGCATCAAACTTCACGCCGCCGACATTTCTGCGATGCATACCGTCAATCAATGACTTGAACATCTTTTTGTCGGAAAGATTGACGCCCTCCGGCAGCAGCTTCACACGTTCGAGCAATTGGGCGCAGCCGAAGATCACTTTCCACTCGTCGTTTGTCTTCGGCGGGTCGTAGTGAGTGCAAAGGCGTGCGTAATTGAGAAGCGTGTGATAAATCGGGTGCTTTCGAAGGACGATAGTCATCGCTCCTCTGACATACTGATCCTGTGCGACAGAGTGAAAGACGCACATCTTGTTAAAAACGGGCAAGCCTTGGCAGTCGCCGCAACCGCATCGTGCTGGCTCTATCGGCTTCTTTTCGGCTTTTGCTTTCGCATATTGAGTCGTGTTCATTTCCATGATGCGTTACCTCGACAAGTACTTGCCTTCGCAAATCTTTGTGTAGTTCGATAGCTTGAAGATCCAATCAAAATCAGCCCGCCAGTCACGGCCGTTGTTGCCCATTAGAAAGTCGCAGGTCTTGATGTACTCGAAGTAGCGTTTGAAGTAAGCGATGCCTTCGTCTTGAGTTTTGAAGTCCCCGTCTTTCATGCAGTCGCGCCATCGCGCTTGGACGGCTTTTTGACGTGTAGGCGTTAGCTTCTGGCACATACCGAGGTATGGTCCGAGGATTTCGTTGTATGCGGCGACGAGTTCTTTGTACGGGCAGTCGATTCCTTTCGGTTTTTCGACTTTTTCAGATTCAGAGGCAGGAGGGTCGGAAACGGCAGTTTCCACAATTACATCTTTAGATGTAATAGATATATCTAACCTATCCTTACCTAACCTATCCTGGGTTGCCAGTTGGTTGTCAGATTGGCACCCACCATCTAACCCATTGATTTCTTTGGATTCATCTTTTTCTTCAGTTTCTGAAACGTCAACCACTTGGCAACCATTTGGCAACCGTCTGGCAAGCACTTGGCAACCATTTGGTAACCGCTCTGTGTATCCACCGTCATCTTTTAGATAAAGTTTCTGGAACTTATCTTGATAAATCGTCGGCTTATATCGATCCTTTCGGAGAGTATTGTGGAGTCGCCAGTGTTTAATCACTATGACGCCACTATCAAAGACAAGAACAAAGCGTTTTGCGATGAGTAGTTTTAGGTCATCGTCAGCGGCGCCGATCATTCTTTGTATTTTTTTGGGGTTATTGACAAAACCATCGTCGTCGGCTCTCATGGACAAATGAAAATAGAGAGCTTGAGCTGACAAAGGCATGTCTAAAAACGCATCACTATCAATGATGGTTTTTGCAAACATTCGTCTTTCAGCCATGATCTCACTCCGAAAAATCGGCGATTACCATCGGAGAAACACCAAGCGCCTTAGCGACTTTTCTAAGACTTTTATCCGTAATTCGTCCGGCTTTTACCCAGCGACTTACGGCCTGATGTGTCACCCCCGCTTTACGAGCCAGTGAAATTTGCGAGCCGCCCGAAATTTGAATAGCTCGTCGAAGTCCTGGGCGGACATGGGTTGGTAGTTCTTTCATGCACTTTCCTTTGAGTTACAAAAATATAACACCAATCGTTACACAAATGCTACACATATAAAACAAATAAAGCAACTTAATGTTGCGTTTTGATAAATTAGAAAATGTTTTATTCTTATAACAAAGGAGAAGAAATATGCCCTCAAATTCATTTGCCGAGAGACTTGCGAATATCTTTCGTGAGCGGGACATCACTCAACAGGAAGCAGCCAAAAAAGTAGGTGTTTCGAGACAGGCAATTGCCCGATGGTTAAACGGTAGTTCTGAGCCAGAAAGAGACAAAATAGTCGCTTTAGCGGAATTTTTGAGGCTGCCGCCAGCCTATCTGATGTTCGGTGAGAGTGGTGCGTTTGATTCTGTCGAGTTAAGCGACGATATGATCAGCATTCCTGTACTGGACGTTCAAGGCGGATGCTGGCCAGCCGGAAGAGAAAATACCGTTGTTTCAATGGTCATGTTATTGAAGGTTGCAAAAGATTGGGTTCTTTCTCGTTGCCCGAATGCTAATCTTTTCAAGCTACATATTATCAATGCCTTCGGCGACAGCATGGAGCCAACGATTAAAGAAGGCGACTTCATCATTGTTGACACATCAAAAACAAGTGTGGCTGCAGACGGCATTTATGCAATTCAGGCTGGACAAGATACTTTTATCAAACGAGTGCAGCGGCAAATCGACGGGTCGGCACTCTTATTAAGCGACAACCCTCGCTACCAACCGTACAAAGTGCCAGCAGAAGACAGAGAAACAATGAAAATTGTTGGCAAGTGCATCATCAACTGCAAAGCTGAAGATCTGTAATTGATCAGGTTGGGTACAAAATGTCTTGCGGACAAAGAATCACAGAATTAATGAAAAGCAAACGACTAACGCAGCAAGAAGTCGCTGACAAGATCGGAGTCGCTCGGCAGCCCATATCTCTTTGGCAAAAAGATCAAACGGTCCCGAGCCGGAAAAATCTCGAAAAATTAGCTGCCGCCCTTGGTACCACATCTGGCTACCTTCTTTTCGGCCAAACAAACCCTAATATCAAAACGTTTGAAGATGGTGACACGCCACCCGACGACGTTGTCGTTATTCATGAGTACAAACTTACTTTTGGAGCCAGTCCTTCCGGTGTTGAACCCGTCCCAGAATGGGAGCTTGTCGATGATGGCGATGATTACTGGTATAAACGCACTTTCTTTCAGAAGCGCCATTTAAATCCAGACAGATGTAAGCGTGCCAGAGTTTCAGGAGACAGCATGGAACCGACCATCTGCGACGGTGACACGTTCCTCTTCTATGAAGAGTGCGACTCACGTCCAGGTTGTGTAATCATCGCTGACGGGCAAATCTATGCGATTTCAGTTGAAGGACAGCTTAAGGTTAAAAGACTTTCTAAAACAAAAGATGGCATCGTTGTTCGATCAGACAATCCCGACTATCAGCCGGAAATTTATTCCGGAGATGATCTTTCTAAATTAAGAATCTACGGCAAAATTGTTGAGATCAATAGGGCGTTTTAAAAACGAGGTCAATATGACTGATTTAATTGAAAAACACCAAGTAACATTCGAAGGCATTAAACACATTGACGAAGAGGGAAATGAATTTTGGTTAGCAAGGGAGCTGTATCCATTACTCGAGTATAGGCGCTGGGATGCTTTTAAAAACGTCATCGAAAGAGCAACAGAGGCTTGCGTTAAATCAAACATTGACAAAGAAAATCATTTTCGCCGCTTGACGAAAATGGTTCCGTTGGGGTATGGATCTGAGCGTTCAATTGAGGACATAGCTTTATCGAGATACGCTTGTTATCTCATTGTTCAAAATGGAGATCCATCCAAACCTGTCATTGCTGCTGGACAGACGTATTTTGCAATCCAAACACGTCGGCAAGAATTGTCAGATGAAGAACAGTTTCAATCCCTTTCCGAGGATGAACGCAGAAGAATGCTGCGAACCCAGATAAAGATCCACAACAAAGACCTTGTAAACGCAGCACATAAGGCTGGGGTAGAAACTCAGCTCGATTACGCCATTTTCCAAAATTACGGATATAAAGGACTATATAATGGCATGGATAACAAGGCTATCCATGCTCACAAAGGATTAAAGAAAAGTCAGAAAATTTTGGATTACATGGGATCCGAAGAATTAGCCGCGAACTTATTCAGGGCCACTCAAACCGAAGCCAAACTTCGTAGAGAGCATATCCAAGGGAAGGAACAAGCTAATCAAACACACTATAACGTAGGGAAAAAAGTTAGGGAAACTATAAAAGAGCTAGGCGGGACAATGCCAGAAGACCTTCCAACTCCAAAGAAAAGCATTCAACAATTGGAGTCTGAAGCGAATAAACAGAAAAAGAAAAAAATTTCAAAATAATGATCATCTTGACAAGTCGGTTAAAATGATCGCTGGCGAGGGACAACCCACGCGACACTAAGCCTCGGGATTTCAGCCCGGGGCTTTTTGTTATCGAAACCGTGACACTCCGTCACGCTTTGACCGCCTCCCGGCGGTTTTCTTTTACCTGCCTTTTGTCTTTTAAATTGACAATTGTCAACAATAAGTTGCTTTTCAAAAAGACAATTGTGCAACATATGGTTGCGTTTTCTGTTTTAAATGTGTACCATTCAGATAACAAATGATGTTACGTCCATATAACACATTTAACTGTTTGGAGAAACACTATGCAACGCAAAGAAAAGACTGACTGGTTCGAAGCAATCGCTCCTTGGATTGTGGCCGGACTGTTTTTCGCTTGGCTTGCATGGTGCTCTCCCGACATTGTTCTCTGGTTCTCCAGATTCTAATTTTTAAGAGGCTCACCATGTCTAAGAAAGTTTGGAAACTTACCAAAAAAGCGACTCAATTCATCTATTCCGTTTGCCCGGACGAAGTAACCGCCGCTCAACTCACAAAGAAAGCCTACGTCTGTTTCAACAGCGATCAAAACTCCGTCGATTTCAAAATCGCCAGCCTTAACCCCGGCGAAATCCTCGAATGTAAGGCGACACTGAAGCTTTGGCGCGAAGAGTGCTGCGTTTTCGTCGAAGACGAAGAAATCGACCGCCCGTGGGAGTTGACCGCTGAAGAAATCGCCCAGATCGGCGAAGACGAAGATGATGAGGACGACGACGGTATTTTGAACTGCGTTGTGATCGTCAAACACGGAAAGGATGGCGATGACGAAACCGCCGAAGAGAAGAAGGACAACGAATAGGCGGAGGGCACTATGAGTTACCTGAGCAACCTGCCCGACGGATGCACCAGCGAAGATATCGAGGTCTATTTCACTGGTCGCCCGATGTCTGAAGAAGATGCTAAAGACTGCATTCGCGAAGAGCTTGCAGACGATGGTTACGACGAAACTGAAATCACCGACGAGTTGATCGAAGAGGAGTTCAAAGACAACTGGTGCTTCGTTCGTTATTCGCGGCGAAACGGTGGCTCAGGTTACGTCCACGGTTAATTTTTAGAGAGACAAAAATGGCTGAAAAGAAAAATGCGATTGCCCTTGTTGAAGAGCAAAAAATGATCTCGGTCTTACAGAACTCCCTTTATCCAGGAGCTGCATCCGAAAGCATCGAACTGGTTTTGAGCTACTGCAAGGCTCGCGGACTGGATCCATTCCAAAAACCCGTTCACATCGTTCCTATGTGGGATAGCAAGCTTCGTGCAAATCGCGACGTCATCATGCCTGGTTTAAACCTTTACCGCACGCAAGCCGCCGAAAGCGGTCTGCTTGCAGGTATCGATGATGTCGAGTTTGGACCAATGACCGACTTCGAATTTTCCGGAATGGAAAAAGAAGGCGCGTTCGACATCAAGATTAAAGCTCCAGAATGGGCAAGGGTTTCTGTACGCAGAATGCTCAAGAACGGTGAAATTGGTGTTTTCTCTGCAACTGAATTCTTTGAAGAAGCGATCAGCACATCAAAATCTGGAAAACCGACTCCGATGTGGATCAAGCGCCCCCGTGGAATGCTGTCAAAAACCGCTGAAAGCCAGGCACTTCGTAAAGCATTCCCCGACTTAAACGCCGCCGAAACAGCTGAAGAGATGGAAGGCAAGAGCATTGATCCAAATGACGCTCCTGCAGAAAAGGCCGAACCTTCTGCTGATCAGCAAAAGATCATCGCCTTGGCGTACCAAAAGGCGCAAGAAGGCGTGGATGCTTACACGACGTTCTGGGCTTCGATCCCGAAAGACGAACGTCAGCTGATCAAGCAAGCCTATCCGCAGGGATTGATGAACGTCGCCAAGGCTGCCGATGACGCTCGTACAGTGGAGGCTCGGCAATGACAAATCCACTTCAACAAACTGAATCGTGGTTTGCAGAACGTGCCGGGTGTCTGACGGCATCGGTCGCAAAGGCGGCAATCCTTCGCAACACGAAGGGACAGCCCTACGCCGCCTACGACACCGAACTTCGCCGAATTGTTGGTGAGCGATTCACAAAAAACATGTCGAATCGTTTCACATCCCCGGCTATGCAATGGGGAGTCGATCACGAAGACGAGGCCCGAGAAGCCTACGAGATCGAGACTGGAAACATTGTCGACTTGGTCGGCTTCGTTCGACATCCGACAATTGATTGGTTTGGGGCTTCTCCTGACGGTCTCGTCGGAAAAGATGGCCTTATCGAGATCAAATGCCCCGAAACAAGCACCCATATTGCCCGAATAGAGGCTGGCGTTGTCCCTGAGGAATACAAGCCTCAAATGCTCGTCCAGTTACTTTGTACAGGGCGTTCATGGGTGGACTTCGTTGACTACGATCCACGAATCGCAGATGAATTCAAAGAACTCCGCATTTTCATTGTGCGTTTTGAACCGACTGCCGAAGAACTCGAAACAGCCAAGGCTCGCTGCATCGAATTCTTAAATGATTGCCAGGCCCATTTTGAAGCAACGCTTCAAAAGATGGCTGCATAACGAATTGGGGGAAATTCGGTTGAGTCCCAAAGTGGGATGTTTGGTGAGCCGAAACGATGAACGCTACCGGAGAGTACCCCACCCATTTTTAAATGAGGAAGAACATGAAGAAACGTTTGGAAAGAGACAGTGGGGAGCTTGGCACATTGATGTGTGACGTCAAGCAAGTCGCTGCGGCTTGCAACATCGGTATTTCGACTGTTTGGAATCTGGTCAAAGAAGATCCGACTTTCCCGAAACCTATTTATCTATCACCAAGAGTCGTTCGCTGGCCAAACGCTGAAATCATTGCGTGGGTCAAAGCGAGAGCGGCCGCTCGAAATGAAACTGCTCTGGAGGCAGCATGAGCCAGGTTCTTTTTTATGCGGCGGTGCTTTTCGTTTTTTGCACAGTGATCGCTGTTGAATTTTTTGGAGTTTGCTGAGATGCCGAAGAGTAAAAAACCTCGCCACACACATCGCCGTAAGTTCACATACTCAACGATCTGGCTCCCTGAAGAACAGATTACCGCAATCAAGAATCTTTTCCTGCACGCTGAAATGATCGCTGAGATCAAACTCGTCCGAGGCATGTGTACTTATGACGATGTGGCTTGTATGCGTGACACGATGAACTTTTGCAGCTGGTGCAGCGTCTATTTGTACAACATCACAAAGACACTGAACGAAGATTGGATTAAAGATAGCTACGCAAAATTCCTCGAAGCGCAAGACGCTTTCCACACTTACTACCAGCGTGGCATTAAAGCCGGCGCTATCGAAAACCCCGACTATCGCTTTGTGGCCACAGGCGAAGAGAGCGTCAAGATTCGTGACGGCATGCTTGTCGCAGGTGACGTTTGTCAGCAAATGCTAAGCACAGCCCCTAAGCACTTCATTCGCCTGTTTTGCGCAATGAAGGATTATCTCGCAGGCCGTGGCCCCGGCCGACTGGAATACGACAGCAACAATATTGAGCAGAAGATTAAGCGTGTGTTGCACGGGTGCTAAAAATGTTGACATCGCAGAACAAATCCGCTTACAATGACCCCGTCATCACGAAAAAGGTGGTGATCGGGCGTGGAAACCCGAACGATTCTCAAGGCGCACACAACCGCCTTACGTCTACTCGTTTGAGCGGATTTTTTGTGCGTAGCTATCACTTCTTGACGAGTGAGGCCTGCGGGCAGCTTCGTGCTGGCCGTGTCCTTGAGA